CAGGGTGGCAGGAGGGCAATGTGCCGCCGGGTCCCCCTCAGCAGGAGCGCGATGCCCAAAGACCCCCCCGTCCGCACAAAGAGACCCCGGCCTGGCAGTCGCCGTATAGGCCAAATGTAGAGGGACCCCCTGAAAAATATTTTGGGATTTTGCCAAAATTCCGGGGAGGGCCCCCGAAAATATTTTGGGATTTTGCCAAAATTCCGGACCACCAATGTTCACAGTGGCTATTGCACTCCCGTGGCTCGCGCGGTAGTTTCCGCCTATTCCGTTTTAACTTCCGCTCCGGCAATATGCTCAAGTCCCTAATCACCACGGTCGCGGCTGTCGCTGTAGTAGAACTGCGGCAGGACATCGCGGCGGCGGTGCGGTATGTAGCGCAGGAGACGCGCAAGACGATCAAGGAGAGGTTTGATGCTACCCGCCAATAGACCTGACCATGAGGTAGGGTGGCCTAGAGCCGTGCAGACCGGCGTTGCGATTCTGGGCGCGTGTGCGTTCGGCGCCGTCGCACTCAGCTACGGCTACGGTTTTGGCGGTGGTGGGCGAGCGGAGACGTACCCGCAGGCTGCGGTAGGTGGCCTTGCCTCACCGTCTTGTGCAAACGCGCCCTCATGGGCGACCACGGATGTCTATACTGAGGATTGGGACTCCACCACTCAGCCGACGTATGGGGGTTGGAGTCATACCAAGCAAGCAGACCCTCCCGATTCAATCACCAGTTTCCTCGGTGACAACGCGCTGACCTACGTCTTGCCTGACACCTACTCTGTGAGCGGATCGCATACGGGTTACACACACCAGTGGCTTGGAAATGGGTTGGATAAGGACAGTATCTATATCTGTGACTCTCTATCGTGGTCTGCGAATTGGGTGAGCCATCCGTCAGGTATTAACAAGGTCATGTACTTGTTCAACCGTGGTTACGACAACGGAATGATGTGGCTGATCGCGAATATGCCTACCACTGACAGCATGACTCTGCGTGTGGCGTATGTGGGAGCGCAGAGTATGGGAGACGCCTATCTAAAGTGGGACTCACAGTTCTCGGGGAACACGGGGCCAGCCACCGGAACATATCTGAACGCGGCAGCACCAACTTATAACGAGGCGCATTGGGCGAGAGGCGAGAAAGTGCAGATTGAGGTTGCTACCTCGTTCGGTGCTATCAATGACTCAACTGGATTCGTCAAGGTCTGGACGAACGGTGTGTTGACCCACGATTACTCTGGCATCGCGGTAGTGGACACGGTAAGCGCGGACACAAATTGGGAGCAGTTCAACCAAACGCAGTACGCGCCCGTATTCGGGGGCACGGGGTCGAATGGCTCGCTCCCGTCCCCTGACCAGCGGTTTTATGTCCACAGGTCTGTCCTCAAGGCGAGTGCTAACTAAATGGCGATCGTAGGTACGGCTAAACTTTCTGAAACGGATTCCGGCGCGGCGACAAGTTCCACCGTAACGTCGGGCACCCTTGGTGCTACTGCCGACACGCTGTACATCACCTCGGTTTGTGTGAGCAGCGACAGCGGTGCGTGGACAGGGAGCCCAACGCTTACGGGTGGGTCGGTATCGTCTTGGACTTTAGACACGACGGTTGTTTTTTCTAGTACTAATATCCTGTTTGTGTTTCGAGCACTGGACTCCTCTCCGGGGGGTGCAGCCGCTCTGACGTTCACCGCTCCGGGTGCTGAGACGTACGCAGCGGCATCCATAGCTGTCGATGAGCTTGCGGGGTCCATCACTACAGGGACAAACGCCGCTGACGCGGTGATCCAAACAGGTACGCAGACACAAGATACGTTGACGGCAACCGGAACCACCGTAACCTTGTCCAGTGGTTTCGCGGCTGGCTCGGGGGCCTTTGCAGCGTTCGCCGTGTATGGCACAAACCCAAACCCGACCGTGGAAGCTGGGTGGACTGAGTTAGCTGATATCGGTCAGACTGGAGGTCCACGCCTTACGACCGCATGGCGAAACGACGAGGACACGACGGCCAGCTGTGATTGGGGCACGACCAGTGGGGTGCGGTGTTGCTACGCGGTTGAGTTAGGTATTCCCGCCTCCGGCTCCACCCTCGGTGGCCTAGTGGGTTCTAACACGGGGCTAATCGGCTGATGAAACTGGAACGCCGTCCTGAGAACGCTGTCAACTGGCCTCGCGCCGTGCAGAGCAGTGTAGCCATTCTCGGCGCACTGAGCTTCGGCGCGATGGCGTATGGCTACGGGTACGGCGTGTCGGGTGGGCGAGCGGAGACGTACCCGCAGGCTGCGGCAGAACTTGCAGGTACTGTCGATGACTACTGCTTGAACGAGCCCGCATCGTTGACCCAAATTGATTTAAGAACGTTTCAGGGCGAGACGGGCGATCCGGCAAATTGGAACTCTGGGGGTGGTACATGGGGAGATGGCAACCCCGGCGTGAACGACGGGTTTTCTGTGGAAGTGGATGCCACAGCCCCGCTTTTTGGGGACTCGGTGGGCACCATGTCGTTCGTCGTGGACTCAACCCCAGACGGTACTACGCCGGGGGCCGCGATCTACGAACTACGGGATACAACGAACTCAGAGGGGCAGGATACGCTGTATATGTGTACAGCAATCAAGTACTCGTCAGGTTTCGACTACCACACCTCGGGCGTGAAGCTCGACTTCTTTGGCTCAGATTCACTTAACGCTCCCTCTTCGGGCCGGCCCGCGTTCCTCATCAACAACTTGAGAAACGGTAAGCGGGTCATGGAGATCCACCTTCAGGGCGACACTTCTGCGATCCTGACGCCGACCGCCGACACGGTGAGTATGGCTGACGATACGTGGTACAAGCTGGAGGTCCTGTTGGTCGGCCAGAATGGTGGCGCGACCGGCGAGGGTCGTATGTGGATCAACGGGACGAAAACGGTTGAGGCCACAGGGTTCCGGTTCAGTGGTAAGAATACACTGCACTGGGGCTCGGATGTCCGCTCCGATGGTTTTAAATGGGAGCCAACTTGGGGCGGCAATGGGGACTCGTTGACAGCAAACGGGCAGATTTATCGGTCCTTCATCTACCTCTCGGGGAATAACTGATGGCTACGTGGGGGTCAGGCACAAGTTCCGACAACAATAACATCAATATGTCGGCGGGGATGTATGTGTTCGTGGGGGCTTGGGGTAACTCCGGTCAGCGTATCACCGCCGTGGAGGTCAAAACGGGTGGATATTCTGCTGACAAAACTTTCGATTTCTACATCTATAAAGGGACTTCCGAGGATGCTACCGGCATGACCTATGTCGGGAAATTGGGAAGTTGGACGTTTGATTCCGGCACCAGTACATTCACGCTTGCGACCGTGCTAAGTGGGCTGACGTTCGATGACATGGACGGGAGTGCCTACATAGGGGTCGGGGTGCGCACATCTGACAACAACACAACCACGATGCGAGGGCACTTCACTTCGGCAGCGGGGGACATAGTGGAGTACGAGTATTTCAATGGTGAAACAGACCCGCCCACGGCGACGCTCGGTACAGGGGACTCTTTGACCGATCCGGGTTCTCTGTATTTAAACCTCACCTATGAGGCAGCCCCCGCCGCCTCCGGTGGTGGTCTGCAGCTCGTCGGTGGCGCAGGACTCGTAGGATAAATGTTGGACAATCTGAAACAGGAACAGGAGTAAATCATGCAGGATATCGGAGTCGTCCAACAGGATTCGACAGTCAGAATCATGTTCGTGACGAGAGATGGATCGGGTGGGGCAGTCGCGCCCTCGACTGCGTTTGAGAACGCGGACGTTGAGATCTACAAGGATGGGAGCGCAACCCAGCGGTCCTCGGACGCAGGGATCACGATGACCTCGCCGTTCGATACGGTTACGGGCCTACATCTTCTCGCGATCGACCTTTCGGACAACACCGACGCAGGGTTCTGGGCTGCGGGCTCGAACTACCACGTCACGATCCAGCCGGATGAGACGGTGGACGGCCAGACGGTCGTTGAGGTGCTCGCTCAGTTCACGATCGAGACGGACACCCAGAAGGCCCTCCGCACGTTCAACTCTGCCGCGTTCATCACGGACACGGTCACGACCACGACGAGCAACACCACGACGGCGGTGAACCTCACGGACTTCCTCGACGCACAGGCCCCTGACAACAGCACCACGGGCGAACTCTGGCTCTGGCAGGACAGCACGGGCGAGCTCGAGTATTTCCGTGTGCAGTCCATGACTAGCCTTGTGGCTACTGTCGAGGCGTGGCCCGCAGGAGGAGCCTTGAGCGCGGCTGTAGCGGCTTCAGACAAGCTCTGGCGCGTCGGGTACGTGGATGTGAACACCGCAGCGATCTCAGACGACATTGTGGCAGCGGACAACTGGGAAGAGTTCGCGAGCGCGATTGTCACAGGCATCGCAGGCGCAACAAGCCTATCCACTACAACGTGCTCGTCGGACCTGACTTCGTACGCCGACGATGAGCTGATCGGTCGGACCATCATCTTCACCAGCGGAACCGCCGCGGGTCAGGCGGCTAGGGTCACAGATTATGCAAACACGAACGGGGTGTTGACGTTCACCGCCATAACGACGGCACCGCTGCAGAATGACATTTTCGTGGTTGTGTAACGATGCTTGGTTCAGCCTTTAGCTACCGAGGAATCGACCTCGTAACGTCGGCTGTCAGTGGCTCGGCGGTTGTTGAGAACACTTCCACGAACACCGGAAGCAACACAAATACCTTCGCATGGACGGGGCAGTCGTGGACATCACCGGCCAGCCCCACCGAGTTGACAGGTATTCGTGTGCAACTGAGTGCGAGCGGCGTTACGCCCGTTGGATTGGTGCGGATAGCGGTCTACGCGGAATCGAGCGATCTGCCCACAGGAGCGTCTCTAGTCGCATCTCCGTTCTATGCTGTGGACGGGCTCACGACCGTAACGGACTATTACTTCCCACTGGTGGGATGGACGCCAGCCGCGAGCACGAAGTATGTATTCCTGCTGGAGCCATACGATGTCTTCAGCGACAGCTCAAGCTCTATCAGTTGGAGGAGCAACTCAACGTCGGCTTACGCGGATGGTGTGCTGGTGGCGCCACTGGACCTCGCACCGCTCGCCAAAGACAGGTACGCCAGCCAGATCACGGCGGCGACCGGTTCGGCCTATGCTTCCGAGGATATGCAGTTCACCGTCTATGCCGCAGGCGGCAGCGGCTCTAACGAAGCAAATATCACAAGAGTATCACTCGGAACCACCCTTTCTCTCTAGGAACATCAATGTCGAATTTCACGATGGGTGTCCGGGGCGTTGAAGTCCTCGATACGACCCCGAACAGCAACCTCGGCTACACGGCCCGTGGCGTCTACATGGACGTTTCCGGCGATATCACCTTCATCATGGAGGACGGCACGACAGGAACCCTCTACTCGATGGCGGCGGGAGTCTGGCATCCTATACGGTACACGGGGATCAGCGCCATCACGACCGCACAGGGCGTCACGGTCGGTAAGTAAATGTCGTCCAACCCACTCGAACCGTTTATCGAACGATACGGCGCACACCAAGGCGGCCTCGGTATTCTGCTGTTTGCCCACGAGATCCTCGGGATCACGATGGACAAGTGGCAGATCGATCTCCTGTTCCAGTTCGGGGAGGGGAACCGTGGTATCTCCGTCGCGGCCTGTCACGGGCCGGGTAAGACCGCGGCTGCCGCGGTGTGTATCGTGTACAGCTTGATTTTCAGGTTTCCGCTCCGGGCTGTAGCGACGGCGCCCTCTCGGGGGCAGATCGAGGGCGCGATGATGTCCGAGATCGTCAAGTGGATCTCCAAACTGCCCCCGGAGCTTTCTGACCTCCTCGAGGTCAAGTCGATGTCGGTCACGCTCAAGGCGGCACCGAAGCGGAGCTACTTCGAGGCCCGTACGGCACGTCCGGAGAACCCGGAGGCGCTACAGGGCATCCACGAGGACGAGGGCTACGTGTTCCTGCTCGTGGACGAGGCGTCCGGTGTACACGAGAAGATCTTCGAGTCCGCCGGTGGGTCCATGTCCGGTGAGAACTGCCAGACGATGCTCCTGTCGAACCCGACTCGGACGTCCGGGTTCTTCTTCGATACGCACCACAAGGACGCGGACAACTGGTTCACGATCAAGATCTCCCACGCGGACTCCACGCGCGTCACGGACGCGTTCGTGGAGGAGATGCGGCGCCGGTACGGGGAAGACTCGAACACGTTCAGGGTTCGTGCCCTGGGGCAGTTCCCCCGTTCCGACTTGGACGCTCTCATCCCGTTCGAAGTCGTACAGGCCTCCCGGGAACGCGACATCCATGTCCCGAAGCACCTCTCGGAGGTCTGGGGCGTCGACGTCGCGCGTTTTGGGGACGACAGCACGGTCGTGGTCCGCCGGAACAACATCGCGGTGTCCCCGGACATCAAGGTCTGGGACCAACTCGACACGATGGCGACGTCCAACCGTATCCTGCGGCTCTACAAGGACACTCCGGACTCTCAGAAGCCCGAAGAGATCCTCGTGGATGTCATCGGCATGGGCGCAGCCGTCGTGGACCGTCTGAGCGAACTGGGCCTGCCTGTGAGGGGCATCAACGTCGCCGAGACGTCGTCCTTCAGCGAGACGTACCGGAATCTGCGTACGGAACTCTGGTTCGAGGCCCGGCAGTGGCTCGAGAGCCGGGATCACGTACTCCCGAACTGCGACGGCACGTGTCGGGACCGGTTGACCTGCGTCCACGAGCGTCTGGCCGCAGAATTGACGACCCTGAAGTACGATGTGACCTCCGGGGGGAAATTCCTCGCGGAGTCGAAGCGGGATCTGAAGAAACGGGGGTACAAGAGCCCCGACATCGCGGATGCGTTCGTGCTGACCTTCGCCGGCGCCCCCGCGACTCTGATACATGGCTCGAACGACGGCTGGGGCGCCTTCGGGTGGAATCAGCCCATTTCACGTAACAGGATGGTGGTGTGATGGCCGAGATCAACGACGTCGTGGACCTACTGCCTCCGGAGGACTCTGGGTCTATGCTCGACCCGGTCGATTCGCTGGCGGATGACATCCAGACGATCGTCACACAGGCGATCGAAGAAGCGAAGCAGCACTTCGAGGAGAACATCGAACCGGACATGGCCGAGGCCACGGATTACTACTACGGTCGCGCCGTGGGGGATCTGAAGGGCGAAACAGGTCGGTCCAAGGTCATCAGCACTGATGTCCGCGATGCAACGCTCGACCAGATCCCGGACCTGCTCGAAATCTTCATGGGGTCGGATTCCGTCGTCGAATTCAAGCCGAAGCACGCCTCCAAGCGTGAGCAGGCGGAACAGGCGACGGACATGGTTAACTACGTCTTCTACGAGGACAATCCGGGCTTCCTGATCCTGAACTCCGTCCTGAAGGATGCTGGTGTCCGCCGTCTCGCGTACGTCAAGTGGGGTTGGAAGGAAGGGGACCGCGTCAAGGGTCAGTCGATGTCCGGACTGGCCGAGGACGAACTCCTCTTCTTGCAGGCGCAGGGAGTCGAGTTCGTCATCGTCGGCGAGGGTGAGGATACTGTCATGGGTCCGGAAGGACCGATGCCCACCCCGACGTACGACATCGAAGTCCAGTACCGGGATGAGGGCCGGGTCGTCGTTGAGGCCTTGCCGCCAGAAGAGGTCTTCTGGACCCCGGAGGCCCGTGACTTCCGTACCGCGCCGCTCGTCGTCCATCACCGCGAGGTACCGGTTGACGAGGTGCTCGCGATGGGTTATACGATGGACGAGATCGAGGACTTCCTTGGGTCGGACTCGGATACGTCTTCGGAGTCCCTTCGGTGGTCCCGGCAGATCTACAGCGGCGTGGACGGGTCGGGGAACTCGACCAGTGTCAACGACGCGACGGAGGCATTGGACCCCTCCCAGCGCCCGGTGCTGTTCGCGGAGGCCTACGCCCTCGTCGACACGGACGAGGACGGGATGGGCGAGCTTCGCATGTTCCACTGCATCGGGAAGACGTACCACATCCTGAACGGGGGCGGATTCGGCGAACTCGTTGACGAGGTCCCGATCGCGGTCTTCACGCCGGATCCGGAACCGCACACGATCCCCGGGCTGTCGAACTTCGACTACCTCAAGGAAGTCCAGAAGGTCAAATCCCAGATCCAGCGCGGCCAGTTGAACTCGCTCGCGCAGTCGATCGAACACCAGATGGTCGTTTCCCAGTCGGAGGTTAACCTCCGGGACCTGATCTCGCCGGAGATCTCCGGACTGATCCGTGTCCGCCGGGACGTCAACGCCGTACGCGAGATCAAGCACCAGTTCGTCGGTGGGGACACCTTGCCGGTCCTCGAGTATTACGACCAGATCCGGGCGGACCGGACGGGCCGGGCGGGGCCGCGCGAAGGACTCAACGCGAACATCCTCCAGAGCACGGACAAGGACGCGGTCCAGAACACCATCTCGAAGTCGCAGCAGAGGATCCGGATGGTGGCTCGTGTCTACGCCGAGACGGGCTTCAAGCACCTCTTCAAGGGGATCTACCGCCTGCTCGTGGAGAACCAGCGCCGCGAACGGTATATCAAGCTCCGCGGGACGTACGTGACCGTCGATCCGCGTTCGTGGGACGCGGACATGGATGTTTCCGTGAACGTTGGGTTGGGTGGCGGCTCTGTGAGCTCGAAGATTCAGAACCTCCTGTTGCAGGCCGAGAAACAGGAGATGCACATGCAGATGGGCTCTCCTCTGGTCTCGTTCGCCGAACTGCGGACGACGTACGGCAAGATCGCCGACCTGATGGGGTACAGGGACACCGATCAGTTCTGGAGGCCGTGGGACGCCCCGCAGCAGCAGATGTACGAGCAGCAGCAGGCGGAGGCCGCTAAGAACGCGGAGAAGGACCCCGCGCAGCGTGTCGTGGACGTCGAGGAGACCAAGGTCCAGTTGGACGCCATCCAGCAACAGAAGGAGATGGAACTGAAGGAACTCGACATCCGCCTGAAGGACGAACGGGAGCGAGAGAAGATGGCCCGGGAATTCGCCCTGAAGGAAACCGAGATGGAACTCAAGTACCGCGTGGAACTGGAGAAGATCGACGCGAAGCCATCTACACCGGAGGCGTAATGCAGGACCCCACACAGAATTACCTCGACCTCGCGGAGATCGCGCGGCTCGGGGAGGAAATGGAGCGTGTCCTCAAATCGGACGCCTTCAAGGCGGGGATGACCCTCGCCCGCGCTCGGCTTTTCGAGGAATGGACCCGTGCGGTCAGCCCGAAGATCCGTGAGCGCCTGCACGCAGAGCAGCGTGCCCTTGACCGCGTACTGGACGCGTTCAAGACCATCGACGAAGAGGGAGTAGTGGCCCGGGAAGCTAGACGCCGAATCGACGAGTCGTACACAGACTTGTCAGAAGAGGAATAGTCCGAGGGCACCTTTCTCTGATACCTTGGAGCCAACATGGCAGACACGAATATTGAAGTTGTCTCGGACCTGAACGACCTCCCCGGAGGGCTGGTGCCCGAAAACGGGGTGAGTCAGGATGAGGCAGCAGATGGCCTGTTCGACCTTTTGGGCTCGGAGGAGGAATTCTCCGAGGAACCCGGCGAGGAAGAGGTGGCCGACCTCGACGACGAGGAGGAAGTCGACGCTGACGACCTTCTGGACGACGAGGACGAGGAAGACGACCTCGAGGACGAGGAAGACGACCTTGACGAGTCCGACGACGGAGAGAACGACGACGAGGAAGTAGAGGCCCTCTACGAAGTCACCCTGCCGGGTGGCGAGAAAGCAGAGGTAACCCTCGACGAACTCAGAGCCGGGTACAGCCGAACCGAGGACTACACGAGGAAGCGCCAGCGCGATGCGGCAGAGCACGCAGAAATGCTGGCGGAGACTCGTGGCAAACGCGATGCGTATGTGGAAGGGCTGGAACGCCTCGAAGCAACACTCCGTGAGCTTGGACCGAAGAAGCCCGATGCTGCTCTGCGTCAGCAGAACCCAGGGGAGTACGCGGCCCAGATGACTGAGTGGCAGGCCTACGAAGACTCCATCAACCAGGTGGGTCAGGCGAAGGGTGCTGTTCAGCAGGAGATCAGCGCGGAAGATATGGAGGTCGCCCGTGCCCACGTGCAGCAGGAGTGGGAGAAGGTGGTCACCGCCGTGCCGGAGTGGAGTGATGAGGCTGTGGCTGTTGAAGCTCTCGCGAAGTTGAAGGCGTTCGGGATGGACATCTACAACTTCACGGAGCCGGAACTCGACAGTCTCAGCGACGCCCGCCTCCTTCTCATGTTGAAGGAGAACTACGACCTGAAGCAGACACGCTCGAAGGGGAAGAAGGAGGTCGAGAAGAAGCGCAAGACCTCCAAGAGGCTCGGGGCCGGTTCGGCCAAGAGCCCCGGAACCCGGAAGCGTGGACCGCGGAAGGCACAACGCGCCGCGAATGCACGTGCGGCTCAGACGGGTGGCGTAATGGACGCGGCCCGCGCAATCGAACTCGCTCTGGCAGTCGAAGAAGGCTGACAGACACACAACTAACCAGAAGGAACAGAACAGATGGCTCTCGTTTCAGGTACCGCCACGCGGTACGACATGAACGGCCTGCGGGAATCCCTGCATGACCGTATCTACGACATCTCCCCCGAGGAGACCCCTTTCATCATGGGCGCCGGACGTGGCCCGAACGCGAAACAGACGCTCGAAGAGTGGCAGACTGACTCGCTCGCGGCTGCCGACGGCACGAACGCGCAGCTTGAAGGTGACGACGCTTCGTTCAGCACGCCTGCCGCGACGACCCGTGTAGGTAACTACACGCAGATCATGCGGAAGACGCTGATCCTGTCCGACACGCTCGAGCAGGTTGACAAGGCTGGTCGCCGCAGCGAGCTCGCCTATCAGCTTGCAAAGCGTGGCTCGGAGCTCAAGCGTGACCTCGAGACGGTCCTTCTCCGCGCACAGGGTGGTGCCGCCGGTGGAACGGGTACGGCTCGTACGCTCGCCGGTCTGAACGCTTGGCTCAAGTCCAACACCAACTTCTACACCACCGACGGTGCTGACCCGACGTACACGTCCGGTGTTCCGAGTGCGGCGCGTACGGACGGTGGAACGCTCCGCGCGTTCACCGAGACGATCGCCAAGGACGTCATCCAGAGCGGGTGGACGAACGGTGCGAACTTCTCGACGCTGATGGTCGGTCCGGTCAACAAGCAGCGGGTCTCGACGGACTTCGCCGGTATCGCGACGCGGAACTACGATCTGTCGAACGTAGCCGCGAAGCCTATGGCCGCGATCGCTTCGATCGACGTCTACGTGTCCGACTTCGGGGTGCTCCGGGTCGTCCCGAACCGCTTCCAGCGTGAGCGGGATGCTTGGTTCATCGACTGGGAGTATGTCGAGCTTCGCTACCTGCGTCCGCTCCAGCAGACCAAGCTGGCGAAGACTGGTGACGCTGAGAAGCGTATGATGGTTCAGGAAGTTACGCTTTGTGTGAAGCAGGAAGCTGCGCTCGGCGCCGCTTTCGATCTCACCACGACTTGATCGGGCTAGGTGGGGTGTTCACGGTTCATGGATCGTGAACACCTCACCGACGCTTCTATAGGAGAGAAATATGGCGGTAGATACTACGCTCGTAAGAGCTAGTCAGACGATCACGCTGGACGCGGCTGGAGAGGCCACCGACGGCGAGACCATCGTCATCGGTAGCAAGACGTACACGTTCCGCGCAACGGTTGGTGCGCTCGACGGTTCGGTTCATATCGGAGCGGCTGTTGCCGACACGGTGGACAACCTCGTCGCGGCTATCAACCTCGACGCATCCGAAGGTGAGACGGGTTCCGGCGCCGGTACGGATTATGGCACGGCCATGACCCGCAATCCGGATGTATACGCGACTCGCGTGGCTGCTACGGGTGTCATCACCCTGCGGGCGCACATTCCGGGCAGTATCGGGAACCATATCGTTCTCGGGCAGGGCACCAGCACGATCACGCTGGGTGGTTCTACGCTGGCTTCGGGGACGGGCAATATTGGAGACTTCTTCGACGGGTTCTTTGAACTGAACCAGCTTAACTCGGAGGTCGTTGCGGCTCTCCGACCGTTCTCTGCCGTCGAAGGCGGCAAGCTCGACTAAGCACCCATACGATGATATGTGAGCCGGGGGCAGGGTTTGTGTGGGGCCCGTGCGGTTGCCCCCGGTCTCACTCCACACACGAGGGACAGTATGCCTAGCATTAGACTACAGTCGGATCCGATTCGGAAGAAGACTACGACGATGCACATCGACCGAGGCGCGGAGGGTTACGTTCTCGAGTCGAAACAAGATGTGACCGACATCATCGAGCGAAACAAGGCTCGTATGGCGTTGGTCGATGAAAACGCTGGGTGGAATGAGTGGGCACAAGTGGCTGAGATCCCAGTCGAGGTCTGGTACAACCACCTCGTCCCTTCAGGTATCGCCAACGACGAAACCCGTCTGCGGAAGTGGCTCGACGACCGGGACAACCTCCTATTCCGGACTCGTCCGGGGCGGATGTCGAAATGAGACAGCCCGGTTCCCCGATCAACATCGCGATCTGCGTCCCGACGCACGAGAAGGTGGACGCGCTGTTCGCGTACGACCTCGCACAGATGATGGCCTTCACCGCCAGCGTGATGCCGGAGTCCTGCGCGATCGGTCTTCACATGAGTGTTGGAACTTATGTGCACAAGGCGCGGACTGAAATCCTCCAAGACGCCCTCGCCGCCGGCGCCACCCACATCTTGTGGCTGGACTCGGACATGCGGTTCCCCAAGGACACGGCCATCCGCCTGCTCCAGCGGCAGGTGCCCTTTGTCGGGATCAACTACTCCAAGAGGCGGATGCCCCCGGAGTACGTCGCGATCAAGCGGGTACCTCGTGAAGGGGACGATCCGACGGATGGGGAACATCTGGCGACGACCGATGCTTCGACAGGGCTCGAAGAGGTCGATGTCCTCGGTTTCGGTGTGTTCATGATGGACGCAACCGCACTGGTGAACCTCCCGGATCCTAATTATAATCCGTGGTTCTGGTTCGACAAGACGGAGCATGGAGCCGAGATCGGCGAGGACGCCTATTTCTGCCTCAAGATCGTACAGGATCACCTGAATCAGCGGATCTTCTGCGACCATGATCTGTCCAAAGAATGTGGACATATCGGGAACTTCGAGTACAAGCTTTACCATGCGGAGGCGACAGCCGAGGCACGGAAGGAGTTAGAGGATGGCGCTGGTCACTGATTACAGTTCGTTACAGACGCATGTGGCAGACGTCCTCAACCGGACGGATCTCACCTCCGTCATACCGAACTTCATCGAACAGTTTGAAGCCCGGGCGAAGGACGAGTCTCGCCTGCGGAAGCTGGTCGACCGAGGTACGGTTTCCATCTCCGCGGACGGCACGGCTTTGCCTTCAGATCTGTACTCAGTCGAAGCATGGTACCATGACGGTGGCACGTACTACGGGCCGATCACCGTCGTGGGCGCGGACCAGATCGGTTCGCTCAAGGCGACGTACGGCGACAGCGGCGTGCCGCAGTTCGCCGCGATCGTTAACGGCAGTGCCCGCTTCGCACCCGAACCTGACTCGACGTACTCAACGAAGATGACGTACTGGCAGGGGGTCACAAACCTGTCCGCGGCGAATACGACGAACTGGCTTCTTACCTCGCGTCCGGACATCTACCTCCAAGGGACGCTCGTCGAGGCGTGGGACTACCTGCGCGACGAGGCCCGGGCGGACCGGGCGGAGGCCAAACTCGAAAGACTTCTGGAAGGTCACCACCTCGCGGCTGTCGATGGTCAGTTCGGGGGCAACATCGGGGGCCGACAATTCCGCCCCATCGGAGGCTAGATGGCGACAAAGGATCCAACCACCAATTATTCATGGAACCTTCCGGCTGTTGGGGGTTCCGCGGGTGCGTGGGGTACGGCGTTGAACGCGATCATTGGGGATGACTCGACCGGCATTGACGCCGTTGTCAAGGCCATCTCCGACGTGGCCAACGCCGCTCTCGCCCGGGCGGGCGGAACGATGACAGGTGAGATCACTGGACACACCCAGACATGGGACCACAACGTGGGTGGGTCTGTTTCCGGCGCGACAAACGTCTCTTTAGACACGGCGAACAGCCACTCGTTCACGATCACTGCGGCGACCACGTTCAGCTTCACCGATGTGCCGTCGACCGGGAAAGCGGTATTCCTGACGATCGAACTGACGAACGGCGGCACCAGCGTCACTTGGCCCGCGGAGGTACAGTGGGCCGGAGGTAGTGCGCCCTCTCTGACCGGTAGTGGAACTGACATCCTGACGTTCTTCACACGGGACGGGGGCACCACGTGGTACGGTGCTCTCGCGATCTCCAACGCGTCATGATTCCGGTCTTCTTCGGTTTCGGCGCCGCGGCGGGCGCGGAGGAGGACACAACCCCTCCGACTGCGCCGCCGTCGAGCCCGTCTGCGTACTACTACGGTGGGTCCTCCGTGGGCGTACAGTGGACGAACGGAGACAGCAGCGCATCCACACAGGTTGGTTTTTCGACCAGTGACATCGTCGACCCGGCCAGCGTCACTGCCACCGTATCCCCGGGCATTACGAGCTATGAGACCGGACTGGGGGACCCCTGCTATTGGTACGTCCGCCACATCCGGAACGGCTTCACAACCGCGTGGGTACAGGCCCCGCATGAGGATGGATGTACAGAATGATGTTGTCCCCGATCCCAGAACTGAAAGTTCTGTCAGCCGTGGCGGTCAGCAGCGGTTTCGCGTCCTTCGGAGGAGCACTGGCTATGCTCATGCAGGATTCGGTTCTCAGTCCCGATACCGTCCTCATGCCTCTCGGGGTGGTGGTTGGACTCTTTGTAGCGTCGATCACCGCGACGGTGAAGATCGTGCGGGCGTTGGACAACTGGCTTTCACGTATGGGGCGAGTTGAGGAACGTGTGAGTCAGTTGGAGGAAACACATGAGGAAGAGTGACGGTCAAGAACTACACCCGGAGGCAGCATCCCGGGTCAGGAAGGAGGTGATCCGTTTCTACGCAGGACTCGCAGTCGCCGCGGCAGGGTTGGCGGCTGTGTTCGTACTCGAAGAGGTTTACGTTGGTTTCGCCGTCGCATTGGTCGGCGCGGGCATCGTGCCCTTCGAGAAGTTGAACCCGTTCAAGTGAGTCCATGGACATTCTCGGAAAAGTCGGTGAGTTGCTAGGTGGGGCCTTCGGCCTCGTCGACGATCTGCACACCTCGGACGAAGAAAAGCTCACCCTGAAGACCGGCCTGCTGACGATTCAGACAGCCGTAGTCTCGGAGGTCATCCAAGCGCAGTCGAAGATGGCCGAGATGCAGTCGAACATCATCGTGGCGGAAGCTAAGAGCACGCATCCGTTGACATCCATGTGGCGTCCGATCACGATGCTCACGTTCGTTGTCATCATCGTCCTCGCCCAGTTCGGGGTCACCGGGCCAGTCCCGGAGGACATGTGGCCCTTGCTGAAGCTAGGACTTGGTGGGTACGTGATTGGCCGCTCATTCGAAAAGACGGTCCCCAACGTCCTGTCTTCATTGAAATCGGAGGAGCGAGTCCAGTGACCCAGTTCGCAGACGCCACATGGCGTGACATGCACGCGTCGATGTGGATGGCCCGTATGGAAGCACGTATGCTCCATCAGGAGATGACCGGGGTCGATCTCGTCATCACGAGTGGCCGCCGGAAGAACTCTCCGGGCGGCTCATCGTTGCACGCCCATGGCCGGGCGATGGACCTCCGGGTCTGGTACCTCGACAGCGCACAGAACCAGCACCGGTTCGCGGACGAACTACAGCGTAGGCTCGGCCCGGACTTCGACGTCATCGTCGAGGGACCGGCGGCGCGAGACCCACGGTACCAAGCTCGTCCACCTCACATTCACGTGGAGTACGACCCCAAAGGTCGCCACATGGCAGATCAGGATCAGTAGATGACGTTCGTAAGAATTTCGGAGGATAGCCAACCTATCCGTACAACGGTTGTTTCGAGTGCGGGTACCGACCCTGACGGTTGGAAAACAGAGCCGGAAAGTATCGCACTGGGAGAATACAGCAACGTATCACTCCTCCGTAAGTTCGGTGCGAACGCCGACATCGACACCGCCACGGTCCCCGAGGATGTCTGGAACGCCGGCGGGTTATGGGTGCCACCTACCCAAGCGCGGACGCATACCATCGCGTCCACTG